AACTTGACCCAAGGCAGTCTTTGGCTGTCCACAAATGGCCAGACCTTCGTCCTCAGCAACTCGCTTTGGGTCCCGATCTTCAACGGGCTAAATGGCAGCGGATTGACTAATTTGGTGAGCACCCAGAATAATCAAACGACAATTGTGTTGCCGGGTTTGCCTACAGGTGCAATTGGTATGACCAACAATTTCACTGTTTATGGTTCATTTTCCAATGTGATCGGTAGTCAATATAGTATATTGACTAACCAATGGGTTTCCGGCCATTCCAACCATTTCCAGATTGTGATGAACTTGAGTGGATGGTCACCGATTGGAAACGCGAGTAATTCCACAGTGAGACAAAGCCGATACATTGGGGAAGTGATATACACAAACAGCGTGGCTGTGGTGATTCAAAATAACTTGGCCGAGGATGTTAAAGGAGCAGGAGCCGGGAATCCTTTGAATCTGATCGCCAATCCGACCGGCGCATTGTTTTACTATTCTGGGAATACGACTAATGCCAGCCTGTTTCAATACAGGATTGACTTTATGCAGGAACCTTGGTGAGTGCAAAATGAACGAATTACAAATGCACATGAACAATGGAATCTATGAGCCAAAAATCATTTACGAAAGCGCCGCCGCCACCAGCGCCAATGCCATGCAATACCAATTGAGCTTTAGGCAGAACCCCTCTCCGTAGTCAATACAAACCTATGAACCAACTCATCGCCCGAATGAAAAACGCCCCAATCGCCATCGCCGCATGAAGACATCATCACACAACAAGAATCCGTGGTTCATTTTCCAACGATCTCCTGCCGTTTCGCTGCGCAATGTGTGGCGCAAGATTTACTGTTACGCCACTTCGCGTGCGTGTTTGACTCTTGCGACGTTCCACAGGCGCAAACTAATGACTGACTGTGGTCCTATTGAGATTTGGGGTAGCGACCTTGGCCGTCGTCTCGTTCCGGTTGAGTTCATAACGCCATCGATGCTCTGTTATTGTGCGGGAGTTGGCGAGGACACCACCTTTGATGAAAAACTTTTGAAGGCTGGGCACACTGTTTTTGCATTTGATCCTACGCCGAGAGCGTTGCGCCATGTTTCTAAATCAGGCCTGCTGGCCAACCCTCGTTTCACGTTTCTTCCCATTGGTATATTTTCTGGGGACACGGTGCTTCAACTTAACGTCCCCGCAGATCCCAACGACGAATCGTGCTCAATCCTTCCCATAATTAGCAACGGCCAATTCGTGGAGGCGCAATGCAAGAGCATCGGGCAGATAATGAGGGAGCGGAATCACGCTGTGCCTGATTTGGTAAAGCTGGATATTGAAGGGTCGGAGCATGAAGCTCTGCGCGCGATGCTGCATGACCGCATTTTGCCACGTATTTTAATGGTCGAATTTGACCAGCCCGCAAGCCCCTGGAAAGTGATCAAATCTGTTTCCCGATTGAGGGCGTGTGGTTATGTCTTGGTCGCAATTGATGGTTTGAATTATACATTTGTGCTTCCAAAGCCTCGATAATGGTGTCACAACGCGGTGAACAATGGAACCTATGAGCCAGAAAGAATCATCCGACACACTGTTAATCAGCCGGGAGCACCTGGAAGAATCGCTCAAGCGCGTCAAGGTAAAGACAAACCTATGGACTATTTTGTGCCTTATCATCTTTGCTTGCAAACCAGTTTATCCTCTTGAATCCGAATGAGTCTTTGACTGGCACTGCGGCCACCTGTTCGGCAGCTATGATGGTTGCACAATAACACCAAAGAGCCGTGATCGGTCTGGCAAAACAAACAAACAAAAAACATGAGCGACTTCAATCCAAACGATAACAATGCAGTGATCGCCAGGATAGATGCTGGCATTATTGCGCTATCCGCTAAAGTCGATAATCACCACACTGAGGTGATGACTCGCATGGAAAGAGCGGAGGTAAAACTTGAAAGACACGACACTGCAATAACGGAGATTGACACGGCGACAAAAACAAAGGCGCGTGTGCTGGGCACGATTCTCGCCGTGGTGTCCACTATCTTTGGTGCGGTTGAGGGCTATCATCTCTTGAAACACTAAACAAAGAAAAAACAAACGAAACATATGGCAGATACAACTCAGACAACGACCACAACGGTGCCCACAGTGGCAACAGCAGTAGCGACTCCAGTTCTCACTCAGTCACAAATTCAAGCGGCTACGCAGCCGCTTCTTGACGACGCCATTCAGGCGGCTCACGAAGTCAACGCTTTGATCGCCGCGCACAAGGCTGGTGGCCTCAGCGCGGTTTCCAAACTCCTTCCGGCTCTCGCGCCGATTGTGGAGAAGGATTACGAAGACGTGAAGGCGGTGCTTCCCGTTATCAAGGTTGGTTACATTACGACAGAGTTCTGGATTGTCGTCTTGGTTGAGGCCGCTATCGGCGTCTACACTTATCTCGGCAAAATTCCGCCGGTCGACGGCAGCGCGACCATGGCGGCACTTGCGGGGGTTTACGCGGTCGTTCGCGGACTGCTCAAGAAATGACCTCCGGCATTATAGTCATTCTCGCGGCGTTGGTGCCCTTTGTGATTTCGCTTGTGCAGGCGAAGATTGCGAAGGACGCCACGCCGCGAGAAAAGGAACAAGATGATGAAACGCAAATTGACCGGGTTATCGCCAGCCACAATGCTGGTAATGCTACTCTGCTTCTCAATGGCCTACTGGCAAGGTTGCCAGACCCGCCTAGTGGTAATCCCAAGTGACCACTCTGTGCGATGGGACGCGACTAACAAAGTCTGGCTCGTGCCGGACGCCGCTATGCAGGACATACTGCACAAGCTCTCTGTGAAGTCTATCGAAACAAACGCTCCGTAATATGCCAAAGCAAGGTTCCGTTGTAATTCAAAACTTTAAGTTCGGCTTGGACTCGCGAAGAAGCGAGCTTACGTCCGTGCCCGGAACCTTGCTTAGGGCTGTGGACTGTCATATCAACCAGGGTGGCGAGATCGAGAAGCGGAAGTCTTTTGTGAAGTGGTCACAGCCGGCGAATACTTTTGGTGCGTTAGCCACGCTTGGCGGGATTTATACGTTCGGTAGCGCGACGCTGGCTGATACTAGCATTAGTACAACAAAAATGGCAAGAAAAAATAACATTGCAACTTTCACCTTCGCCGCTCCTCACGGACTTTCTGTGGGGCAAAGTTTTAGCGCGTTTATGTTTCACGGCATAACAGGGTTTTCTACTCAAGGCGCAACCATCTTAGCGGTAACAACTCTTACCTTTTCTTATTACAATCCAGGTGTAGATGTAAATACTCTTGGCGCGGATGTTTATATCATCAGTTACGGGCTTTGTAAACCACCTTTCATTTATCAACAATTAACAAGTCCCCTTGCCCCGCCTTCCCCTATGTCAGCATACGTTGCGGGCACAATCTACAACGGCTTGCCTTTTGTCGCCGCGACTTTTGGCACAGACGGGACGTTTTGTTTTTACAACGGCACTCTTGTGGAAGATTTCGTTGGCGGCCTTGTTTTAACCTCCCTTGAGTCCAACACGGATCAGGCGCAAAGCCTTGTGGCGTTGGCGAACTCTACAGCTAACTATACGGCTTCTAATGTTTCTGGCGTTGTTACGATTAAGGGCACGGGGGGTAATAATTTTACTGGCGTTGCTTCCACAACATCCGCCGCTGGCGTGATAACAATGTCACAAACGAACAAAGGTATCCCAGGTTCAAATGCCGTTGCGCCAACTGCCAGTTTTATTATTGTCGCGGGTTTCGCAGGAACAGGCACGCCTCCGAGTATGAGCGTTTATGTTAACGATGCAACTTACATTACATCTGCTGCCGTGGCTTGGACGGGTGACCCGGTTTCAATGGCAGCGGCGGTTGCAGCGAACATTAACGCATACAGTGGAACAAGCGGTTATAGTGCGCTTGCAAACGGTAACGAGGTTCTGGTCTATGGCCCCGCTGGAGTGGCGGTAAACGGCCAGGCCATTCGTGCCATCGCCTCCGCGTCGAGTAATATGGACGGGGCAATCTGCGTTAGCAACTGCCTGTTCAACATTAACGTCCCAGCGGGTGGTGTTTTAACCGTTACTAAAATGGCGACGACGGGGCTTGGGGAGATTTGGGCGGGTTCGATAGCGAGCGGTTCTTATGCTAATACTTTGCTTTTTCTTCAAGCTGTCGCGGCTGCGGTAATGACTAGCGTTGCCACAATCGGAGGACAACCAATGGTGCTTTTAGTGGCATCTTCTACGGGTTTAATGGTTTCCTTTCTTTGGGATGAGAACTATGTTGCGAATCAAACAGTTACGCTAACTTACACTGCTTCTGGTGGTGCGACGGTCTCTGGCACGTCAGCCCTTTCTGCTTCTGCTTCGCCGTTAACGGTGACAAATGGTCAGGCAACGACGGTTAGTGTTAAGGGCGGCGTTGGCCCATATAAGTATAGTTGGTCAATTAACAACTCTGCCATCTTTATTAACAATACGACTGGCGATGTTGTCAGTTTTAACACTAGCGTTACAGTAGCGCAAGGAAGGACGGGGACGAATTACATTGGTGGTCTTGCAACTTGCACCGTGACCGACAGCAACGGAAACCAGGTGACAGTAAAAGTTAATGTAAAACTTTCTTAACATGGCCACCGCGACACAGACGATTTCAACAAATGCTACACCTTTTCAAGGTGGCGTAGCTGCCGTAACAGGGACGGAAGAGAGCTTTAGCGTGACCTTCTCTGGCACTTGGATCGAGGGCGAGGATTGGGTTTTTACTCTTACGGACGTGACAAGCGGCTTGCAGACGAACTTGGGACAGGGTTATGTTACGGGCACCATGCCAACCTACCTCTCCACCTTTAGCCAAAAGGTTTACGCGCTTTCCGGGAACAGCGTTTTCATGTCTGCGGTGAACACTCCATTGACATGGAATGACTCAAATGCCACGGGCAATGGATTCGTTCAGCTAACCGACTGGTGGTCTACTCCTGAGCCAGTCGTGGCAATGGCACCGTATCAAGGGAAGCTTGCTTTTTTCGCAAGGAATACTACTTGGATTTTTAACGTGGACGCGAACATTGCAAACTGGTCTTTGTCGCAGTTGCTTACGGACTTTGGTACAAACGCTCCGGCGTCCGTTAAAGCCATTGGTGATCTTGACGTGCTGGCTTTAAACGATAATGGAATTCGTTCTTTACGTGTTCGTGATTCTAGCCTTAACGCTTTTGTCACAGATATTGGCAGTCCGGTTGATGTGCAAGTCGTTAACGCGATGCAAAAAGCCGGCGCGGCGTTGACTGCTTTGGCTTGCGCTGGAGTGGAGCCTTCCTCGAACCGTTACATGCTTTGTCTTAACGGTTTGATTTATGCACTAAGCTACTTCCCCGCGAATAAGATACTGGCATGGTCGACTTATAGTGTCGTGGACAATGCGGGTCTTTCCTTCACGCCTTCGCTTTTCTTCGTCTACCAAGGGCAGCTTTGGCTTTATGGGTTGGACTCAAATAATGTTCCTGCAGCGTATCAATACGGTGGCCCATCTAGGATTATGTACGATTCAGTTAAAGCCAACTGGCAAATCCCGTTCCTTGACGGAAAAGCGCCTGGGATTTTCAAAGGTGCTACAGGAGTGAACATTGTTTGCAACGCACCACAAGGTGGCGTCGCTCTCGTTTCGCCAGATACGTGGAAAGTTTACGCAAGCATGGACGAGAAGTCTGCAGGCGATCCTACGAGTGCTGACCCTGCGACGTTAGAGTGGACATTGGTTTACAACAACAGCGCCTCGTCTTTTGATACGGATATTCAATCGTACACCGACCGAGGCACGCATTTTTCTCTTTGTGGCGTCTCGCAAGGCGACGGTGGCGGCACAGGTGGCCCTGCTACTTTTTCCGCGTTAGTCTTACACTATAATAGCGAAAACGAGGAAGGATAAAATGATTGCGAACAGAATTTTGGATATAAGGCAAATAAGGACGATTGAAGAATTGCAAGCCGTTGAGCGAGCGGCGAAGGCGGACGATCATAACGTCATTCGTCCTGGCGTGGCTTTCCTCCGCGACGGAGTTCCAATCGGCTATGCTGGAATTGCGACAGTTCCTTGCGTTACCTTTTGGCTTGACACGAAGAGGGCGACCGTAATTGACTCTATGACCGCGCATTCTTTTATTGAAGGGAAGTTGCACACAGAAGGCGTCGACCTCTTCTTAATGCCAATCGAGGAAAAGTCTCCATACTTTAGGTTAATGGAACAGGTTGGTTACGTGAAGACGAATTACACGCACCTCTTTATGAAAGGATTACGATAATATGTGCTTGGGAGGTTCGAGTAACACTGCGGCATTAACCGCGCAACAACAGCAGACGCAGGCGGCTTTAACCCAAGGTGGGCAGAATATCGAGAATGCGTTCTCTTCTTATACTCCGGCATATTACGCGGGAGTACAAAAGAACTACGAGAACGCGGCTCTACCCCAGTTGTTTAAACAGTATCGTGCAACGGGCGCGAACGTGAATTACAACATGGCGAACCGCGGTTTGACTAACTCTTCTGCCGCGCAGCAGCTTGGGTCCAGCTTGCAGGGCGAGCTTGCCAGTCAAGAGCAAGGCGTGGTAAACGCAGGCCAACAGCAAGCGCAACAAGTGCAACAGCAAGTTGCAAGCGAAAAGGGGCAGCTTTACAATCAGTTAGACGTGACACAAAATCCGACGCTTGTTGGACAATCCGCATTAAATACTGCAGCGCAAACTGGAGCGCCTAGTGTTTTCCAGCCGCTTGGAAACTTATTTTCTAACTGGTCGAATATTTATCTTGCCAACTCTTTTGCGAATAATGCCACTACAGCAAACCCTGCGCTGACCAGTCCTTGGCTATATAATAACCCTAACATTAGCGGCAAGGCTGTTGCCGCTTCAAATTACGGAGGATAGAATATGTGTACCGGCCTTGAAATTGCAGGAGCACTTACCGCACTCGCTGGCGCTGGTGCGTCGTATGCTGGCGTGCAACAAGCAAACTCGGCGATGAATAAAACCGTCGGGGACGAGTTGGCCCAGACACAAGCTTTGCAAAAGAAAGCCACGCCAATCTTTCAGTCAAACCTGAAACAGGCAACGGACCAGCAAGCTGGACAGCAAGGTCAGCAGCAAGCGTTGGCAGAGTACCAGAAAGTGGGCGCTTTGCCCGTTTCGACCGCGCCACTCGTGGACGCTCCTTCGGCGCAATACGTAACGCAACGAACTGGCGCGGATATTGCTCGCGGGCAAAATGCAAACGCAGCATTACAGCAATACCCCGCGCAGCAGACAGCGTGGAACGTGGAGAATACAAATACGAACTCGCAGTTAGGAAACATTAGCGCAATCGGCCAGTCCCTTGCTTCTGTTTTTCCCGCACAGTTAGCACAAGCAGGGCAGGCCGGAGCGTCGTTGCAAGGCGTTGGCTCTTTGCTTGGCACGCTTGGTATGCTTGGTAGCGTTTATGGCGCAACAAAGGTTCCTACAGGGTCGTCGACTTATGTTTCAGGTAGTTATCAACCAATAACGTCGCTAGACGGAACCTACGGCGGCGGCGGCAGCTTACGCTTTTAATCTTATGGCATACGTATTCTCAAACCCTTGGCAAGATGCCGCTAATTTTGGCGGTTCGATCGGTGAAAGACTCGCACAAGCGTTGATTCAATTACCAATGCAACGGCAACGCTTGGCTGCGGAACAAGCGCAAACGCAGCAGCAAGGTGCGTATCAGCAAGCGACGCTGGGGCAAGGCCAGCAGCGTTTGGATATTGAACGACAGAACGCTGGGACGAAGGCAGCGTACGAAGGGAACGTGCTTGACTTGAAAAGGCAAGCGGAGTCTGATCGTTCAAACGCAGCGCAACAACTGGCAGACTTCCATGCGGCTCAGTTGAATCAGCAAAAGAAGAACGAGCAGGATAAGATGCTCCTTGGCCATCAACTGCAAGGTGCCTTGTCTCAGATTCAAGGCTTGAAGCAAGAGTTGCGAGTGGTCAAGGCGAACCAAGGAGCGGGGAAAGTCGTCCCGCTTGGTGGGCAAATTGTTGACCCGCACACTGGGAAAGTTATTTTTGACCCGAATGCAAGCTTGACGCCTGCTGCTCCAGCCGTTGTGCCACAGGAACCGTATGGCGTGGCTGACCGTATTCGTTCCGGCTTGCAAAAGATGGGCATAGGTAGCGGTCCTGCGCCAGCACCAGCGCCGCAAGGCGTTCCGCCGCAAGCGCAACAGATCAAAGATGCGTACAGGGCGGGTAAGCTTACGTTGCAACAAGCGCAAGAACAACTAAAAGCCCTTGGCTTTGAATAACATGCCAAACGCACTTGAATTTCTAACCGATCAACCGGTGGTTAAGAAGCCGTCGGCTCTTGCCTTTTTGCAAGATTCCACCGCTTCACCCCGTGAAGCCGTGGCTCCTGCGATACCTGATCAGATGGTCTTGCAAGAACGTAGTCGGGCAATGAATGATGACGCTGGCATGATGCGTGAGCTGTCCGGCGTTGAGCAACGCTTCGTTGCTTCTCCACCGCAAGAAAAGGTTATGCAGTTATTGCAAACGCCGGTGGAACTTGGCAAGATGTTAAGCGCGGTTATTGGTTTGCCTAGTGCAGCTTTGCAAGAAGCGTTGCCGCGTTTGTCCTCGCAAGAACGCGCACGAATGGGGCCGACAGCAGGCGCCGCGGAAAACGTCGTAGAGCACGTTGGCCAGCAAGCCGCTGGTGCGTTACCCTTTCTTCTCGGAATGCCGAAGGCTGGGCCAGTTGGAGAGCGTGTTGTTGCAGGCACGTTTGGCGCACAAGCCGTGCAAGCCGTTAAACCTCTCGCCGAGCAAATGGGCACGTTGGCGGGAAAGCCTGCGAATCAACGTGAACCTGGAGAACAAGCCGCGCAGGTAGTGGATGCCGTAGCGACGGCTTTAACCGCTATTGGCGGAGGTGTTGGCGCAGCGCATACAGGGCCAAAAACGCCGGAAATCGAACAGCCGCAAGCAGGAAAGACTTCCGTCCCACTTGACCTGTTGCCCAAGCCAGAAGTCACGCCGCAGCAGAAGCTTACGGTCGTGCAGCCACCGCCAGTTTACGGCCCAAGTGGCAAGCCGCTTTCGATTCCACGGCAGGAGACGTTGTTAACACATACAGCAGATGAGCAGCGAATCGTGCCGTCAACGGCGAGCACGCCTGCAAGACCGGACTACCAAGGCGGACAGGTGTCGTTCGCGGGTAAGGCAAAAGCTGGTGCTGTGCCGAACGCAAGGCAGAGTGTGGCTGGGCCATATCGTCCGTCAGAGCAAGAGGCAAAGATGGGCGGTATGTTCGTTCCAGCTTCGGACCCATTGCGGCCTCGTGGCGCGGGAGTTACTTCTGACAACGTCGTCCAATCTCTCAAGCCCGCCTTACGGCAAGATGATGGCTCTGTCCTTCCGGGTGATAAAGGACAAACACACGCAGAGATTTTACAGTCCGCGGCAAAGAACGGGAAGCTTTCGGATATTAACGCCGAGCAAGGCTTTGTCGATGAGGCGGGGAAGTTCTTGAACCGCACGGAAGCTGCCGCTCGCGTGGGCGAGACGGAGCCTTTGCATTCGGAACGGTTGAAGGAGCTGCAAGAGAGTGGAAAAGTCGAAGAGGGACAGCTTTATGTCAAAGAAGGAATGACAACAGAAGCACAGGCAAACGAGGTTTTACGGATAAATAAAGAGCTTAACCGTGAGCCGTCTATTCTCGGCCTTGACAAGCCCTCGTCTGTCGGCGACGTCTTCCGCCGCATCATCGCGCAGCCGCACGTTTTCGGCGAACAGCACGTCGCGCTTGCGCGATTCCTCAACGAACAGTTTCCACACATCTTGGACGCGGTTGGCGTATCGAACGAGGCACACCCCACATTGAAACGATCGGCCTATAATCGAGCAACTAACCACGTCCATATTGATCCTGCGGCGGGGCAGTCAGCGCACTTGCAGGCATTGCACGAAGGCGCGCACGCCGCGATTGACTGGCTTCTTGACTCGCCGAAGACGGAAGGTCAACGTGCGGCGATTACTGCTATTGGCGGCCTGGTTGACAAAGCACGCGCCGCTCTTCCTGCGAAGGTAAAGCGGTTCTTTACAGACGTCTATCAACCGTATGTGATGAAAAACTACGACTCGCTTGATGAAGCCGCGGTGCGAAAGCTTTACGAAGAGCACGGTCTATCTGCCACGCGCTGGGACCCCGTGCTTTATGGTCTGCACGATTCGCACGAGTTTGTCGCGCAAGTTTTCAACGAGCGCCTTTTCCGTCAGCATCTTAACGGCATTCCGCACGAAGCCGGCGGAAGCGTGCTTAAGCAAGCGTGGAGTTGGTTTAAAACGGCGCTCGGCATTAAGCCGGGGACGGCGCTTGAAGGGACGTTCGATGCGTTGCAAACGCTGGGCGAGGAAAGCAAAGGCACGACGGGAGGACGTAAAGGGCAGTCACGTGGCGCGGGTGCCGTTCCCTCAGAGGAGAATGAACCAGCAGCAAAAGACGTAATCTGGGTCGCGGATAATATCTTTCACGACATGGCTGACGCACGGGGCGACAGAACTTTTAAGGAAAAGATAAACGCTATGGCAAACCGCGTGGCAAACATTTCTATGCCAAGGACAATGGCTGCGGACAAGGACGCTGGGAATGCAGGCGTGCGTTATGCCGCATCCGGCATCGCGTCGCCCATTATTGCGCGCTCGCTTGCAACACAGGTTCTTGGCAAGCACTGGTCCGACTTGCCATTCATCAACAAGCTCGGCGCTGTGCTAACGCAAGACCGGCTTAATGCCATTCGGCAAACGCATATAGAGAACGATGAAGTCGAGCTGGCGCAAGGAGTGAAGAACGTGTGGGAGCAAACCGACTCTCCGATTCACACGAAAGAAGAGTTCGATAAGGCACTTGCTGACCCTGAGATTCAAGCCGCAATTGCACGGCATAAGGAACTACTCGAAGGCCAGGTGACGAAACGCCATGTTGCGCTTGGCGGACGACTCGCTCGTTCGGGTGAGGAGTCAGGCGCGTTCATCAACCTCATCGCCATGCACGAAGCGGACATGGACCCGCTGGCGGAAGAGGGGGAGAAGAAAACAGGTAACGCACTTGAAGAGATTAAGGCGCAAATTTACGGCGCACGCAAAGGCGACCAGACAAACCCTCTTGTGCGTGGCTCCGCGTTTAACAAGAAGGCAAAAGGCACGGCAGCGGGGTATGACTTTAACTATCGCAACATTGCCGAGCGAATGGTGAAGGCGAATTACGAGGAGTTCAATAAGCAAAAGTATTATCGCACGCTGATGGCTAAGGGGCTGGCGATACCGGAACGACCGGGCGTTCCCGCGCCTTTGATTGGTGGCAAACCTGCGGGGAAGGTTGTAATCTCCATTGGCGCCACCCGCTGGGGTGCTCGTCGTCAAATCAACCTATGGGTCCGCGAAGACCTCTTACCAGAAATGCGGCAAGCGTTGAATCTTAACGGTAAGGTGCGCGAAGGCGCGGAGAGTTTGCTTGCGAAATCTCTTGTGGACTACCAGCTTATCGGGCCAACCGACGTTCTTGTCCATCTTTCAAACCTCTTTGGCGGCGTATCTGGCACACTTGGCAGTGGCTCTTTAGCCTACGACTTCGTTCGACAGATACGTGGGCCAAGAGAACTTGACGCTATTGTACGCGTCGTCCTTGCCTTAAAGGATGCGTACTTTGATTCGCCAGAAGTGCAGAAAGAACTAGCAGATATGGCGGAGATTGGTTCTGGCCGCGGGCAGGTTACGCATCAAGGTTGGCTTTCTCGCGCCATTCCAACGGCGAAAATTATTAACGTTGTTGATCGTGCCGCGCGTCTTGCAAGAAACCGCCTGTTTGACAACCTAGTCGAGCAAGGACTGGCGGAGGACACTGAAGAAAACCGACGCGAGTTTAACAATAAGCTGGGGCAGTATAACTCCAGACTACAGCGTGATTGGATTGTCACTTTAAAAAACTGGCATATTTCAGACTTTGTCGTAGCAGGCAGGGCGTTTAATCGTCTCGCGCTTGAGCGTTTAATTCTCGACCCCGGGCTGCGCGCAAAGAACCCCGTTGCAGCGGCTAAGATGCGAGCTGTCTTGCTTGTTGGCCGCGTTTCAACTTTAATGACTTTGCCCATTGTTCTAAACTGCATTCTCAATGGTAATCCGTTCGGTCGTCCTGGCACGCCGCTCGGCGCGGTTGACCTCGGCACGGACGACAAGAAAGGCCGGCATCGAACGATTGACATGGCCGATGCGATCACGCGTCGCGGGATGAGAAACGTTGGCCTTGAGGCCGCTTGGAAGGGGTTGAATCAGCAGAAGAAAACGGAAGATGTTTTGCAAGACGCGTTCGGCGATATGGTTCGCGGAGCAGTCTCGTCGTTCGTTGGCCCAGCGCCAAGAGCAGTTGCAAACGCGGTGACCGGGCACGATGTGGTAACGGGGTATCAAACGGCAGATAACCCCGACAAGCTGGGTTCCCGGCTAATGGCCATGCTACGCGAAGGCAATCCGGTCTGGTCCGCTACGAGCCGGGCGAAGGAGAACGAAAGTAGTTTCTTCTCGGAAATTGGACGTCCATTCACTCGCTTCACTGGCGCGGGTGAGGCAAGGAACCCGTCGTTGTTCGAGCGCGAGGCGAACACGCCCGGCTTTGATAAGATGAATGTTGCGCAACGTGTTGCGTTACAGAAGCAGTTGACCCAAGGAAGAACGCCTATTTCGGATAAGCAACGAATGTCGTTGGACGAGGCGGAAGCTCGTCGCAAGGCACTTGTTGAGCAAGAGACGAGGAAAGGTTTGAGCGAGGAGAATCAGACGTTCTTGAAGAAGAACAAGCTAACGCTTCCGGGCTTTGAAGAGTATCTCGGCCCGGCGCGCGCGAGGGTTTATCTCGTGCCGAAAGAGCGTGAGCGTCTCATGGGGATTATGCACGAGGAGTATGATCGCATCTTAAACGAGTTCAAGGGGCGGGTTGAAAAGCAGCCGACGCAAGAATTGAAGCAAGCGTTGCTTGATAAGGCGTTGGCTACGGCAAGAGTCCGTGGACGCATTAGGATGGGGAAGACGATTGGGCAGTGAGTTAAAGACTTCCCCACTGATCTGCCATTGCAAGCGCGATGCCGTACATTGTTCGACTTCGTTCACCTAAGACGTTCATTTCTTCTCTCCTTGTTTCTTCAATATCTCCTGATACTTCTCCGGTGTTACGACAAACTCCTTTTCAAACCCCTTCTCAGGTTCTAAGCGGAGCAAGTAAAGCTGTTCTGTTTTTCTTAACTGCTCCATTGCGTCTTTATATCCTACTGTCGAGTTAGGAAAGCTACGATAAAACTGTGCGCAAAGTCTCTTCTCCTGCACCATGCCTTGGTTGATGATAACGTATTGCACCATTTGTTGCGCTATGCCAGCCGTAATGTTCGGGCCTACGCCTTTCGTCAACGACTTAATCCCTGCCTCTAAGTCTTCAAACATTGCAATAGCACCTTGGAGGTGGTGTAGTTCAAGGACATTCTTGAATGGTCGCTCGTCAAGCAACAGCAGGGTTGCAACCTTTATCACTTGCACTGGACGAGAGGAGTCAAACTGTTGCGCTATCTCGTCTCGCTCTTCCATGCCTTTGAAGTTGGCCATGTACCAAGGAATCCAAAAGTCAACAGCTTCTTTGGAAAACTCGATACGTCCTTGATGCTGTTCAATGGCACGCAAATGCTCGATGATAGAGAAGAAGAGTTCGTTGTTCTTATCTGGCTTCGTCGGCCTTGGCTTTCGGTCTTCGTACTTAATTTGGTCGCTAACGATAATAAGCCGACGACCAAGGCCGCCGGTGTAGAGATCAACTTTCATGTTGGACATGAACCAACCCGGCGTAGCGCAGGCAAGCAAGGAGAAGTAGGGGTTTTTAAACCGCTGCGTCGCTTCCATATCCTTCTTAAACCCCGTGCCGAAGCTCTTTGAGCTATGAATGCCGATGAGGAAGTTAACCATGTTCTTCGCATCCACGGAGACAAAGAGGGAAAGCTCGTCTACGATGGCGTAGAACGGGCGCCAGTCGTAGATCGCGCCTTTCATTTTTAACGGGCCAATTCCCTCTTCGTCCTTCCACGTTTTCACACACTCGGGCAGAGTCATAACCTTGCAGATGTGCTCACGTGACTGAATGTCGTCCGAAATGAAAAGGTCAGGGAAGTGTTCTGTTACAACGTCTTTCGCGAAATCTTTCGCCGTGCTCTTGCCTGACGCAGCCGTGCCCACGAGAGCGACGAAGAGATTCGCGTGAATGGGGAAGTAATCCCCGTGCATGGTCCAAACCTTCTTGCCGAGAATGGCGGACTCTAGCGACAGGGCGCTCCACAAGAGGAAGCGTTTTGGGCATTCCGTGCCGGACATAAAGTGAATGTAGTTTGCGAGGTAGCCCATAGAGTTTTAAAAAGGGTTTTCTGATTTCTTGCTTTTTGGCAAAGCTATTTCAAGTAAGAGGATTTGCTTATCTGACTCTTTTGTATTGCACTTTTGACAAAGAACGCGAAGGTTGTCTTTCACGAGTTGTCGGCGATAAAAGGTAGCACGTTGACTAATGTCCCATTGCCTATGGTGTTTGCTTTCAAGATCAACCGTGGGATTGATTACGTCAAGTTCAAGCTTTTGCCTTGAGCCGCATAGCGTACAACGCCGCCCGAGTACAGTAAGAATTGCCTGATAAATCCGATTGCCCCAGTCGCGTTGTCGTATAGCCATTAAATCTTCCCCTCGTTCTGCTCACCCCAAGAGGGGCCAAACTTGCCCTCAAACGGGATGACGATTGACTGGCCGGCGATCTGGAGTGGGTTGTTGAACCACTCACGAATCTTCACCTTCGCCCATTCCGTTTCGTGCTTGCGAAACTGACCGATGATAGCGTCGTGGACTTGGTGAAGCGGTTGCACACGCAAGCGCGTCTTTCCTTCCGGGTCGAGATAGCGGTTCTTCGGGTCTTTCCAAAGGCGTAGCATGGCGAGGTTCGTAGCGTAAGTCGTATTCGCCTGCGGCTCGTGCGCCACGGCCTTTGTGAGAATTTCGTCCGGTCGGCCAAAGAACTTACGCACCTGACCAGACGCAGCCGTAAGTTCCGGTCTCGTGGCAATCTGCCTTCCGACCCACTGATGCCATTTTTGAATGCCAAGGTAACGCATGAAATACGCGTCACGCATCTTGCGGCACTCTGCCTCTTCCATGAAGAGTTTTCCTTCAGAGTCCGTAAGAATGTTACTTGCAATCGTACGCGGGCCTTCAAGATAGTTCGCTCCATGTTGTGTGCGCTTGCAGGCGAAGTAATCCCAGTCGCTCTTCTTCACCGCGACGGAAGCTTTTGCAAGCGCGTCTCTATCTTTAAAGTCAACAGAAACCCCACGCAACATTAAGGCAAGTATTTTCGCAGGACGTAAGCCGAACTTATAGTCGTCGAACATAGTCGGGTCGCCAAGCATTTTGCAGTACGCGGCAACAGTCCAGCCGTCCGCACCTTCAAGGTCGCATTGAAAAAGCCAATGGCCTTCGTCTGCGAGGAAGAGGTCACGGTCGCCAAGAATTGCACCTGGCGCGTCAGCAGGGTCGGTGTAGTTTGGAATTGTTTGCAGGTTGTAACCCGAACCAGTAGGAGAGGAGTAGCAAGTGATGCGACCTGTTTCCGAACCGACGACGTTATATCCACAGCGTATGCGTCCGTCCTTGTCTGTTTGAATCGAAAGCATAGCAGACCGAGTGGAGAGTGCGCGAAGCACTTTAATATGCTCGATCACTTTCATCTTTTCTGGTTGCTCGCTATTGAGACAGTACTTTGAGAGGTTCAAAAGAGCTTCGTAGTCCGCCGTTGGATGAGGCGTTGGCCCGGAAGAGAACTGTGTGGGTAGTTTAAGTGTATCGTAAAGATACGAACAACATTGCTTTGGAGAAGAGATGTTGAGGGAGACTTTGAGTAAGTTCTCTATCTCGCCAATAGACGCAAGGGAAAAGGGCTCGTTTTCCCAGAGTTGTGCGAGACGGAACGCTTGCTCTTTATAGGGCTTTTTGCAATTAACGGTTAACGATAAGAAACTTGTGGCCCAGTTTCTTTTCATGCCCATTAAGTCCACTGCGTGGTTCAAAACAAAGTTCGGATTCCACGAGGGAAGGCGACAGCCCACAAGCGCGTTAAGCTTTGCCTGCTCCTCGAACTCTTTCTTCTGTAACGCAGCACGACGCTCGGCAGCTTTTGCCGAGTCATAACGCATACCCTGCATTTCCATGTAGCGAAGTGGTGCAAGCATGTCGAGGTTGAATTGGTAATGCGCCATGCCCGTTGGGCGAAGCTCGGTCTTAAACCAGGGGTGCTTTGCTATCTCTAACGCCATACAAGAGTCCATGCAGCAGTAGTTGTAAAACGTCGTATCGTCCTCTGCCTTGCGGTCGCCTTTATAGTTCGCCGCGTTCGTATAGATTGAGACAAGAGTGCCAAGGCCCTTTTCGAGTTCGCAGTAAAGCTCCCACGCCTTGAGCATCGTATCGTCCACAATGCCACGGACACAGATGCCGTAGGAGTATTGCAGGACGAACGTGTCATAAAGGCAGTTCTGTAGTATCTTTGGCACGAGAGGGTTTTCGAGAACGCGCGCAAGCTTCCGCATAATAGCGCATTCTTCTTCGAGAGTCCAGTAATGCGAGCCGTCCTTGCGAAGGAAAGGGACGACGAAGGCGTGAGTGCGCGAGAGCGTGAAGGAGATGCAGGACATAGACGAGATGCCGCCCTCGATGTCCGTGCCCACAGGAGCCCTTTTTTCGTTGACTTCGTCAAGCAAGGTAAGACAAGCTTGTAGGTTGGTTGGAATCTGAAATTGCCGAGGCTCAACGATAAGCGTAGGCGATCCCGCCTCGCGTTTTGCCTTCTTAAGGTCAAAGAGAAGCAGCGGTGCGACGGAGTAGTCACGCAAAGTAAAAGTAGGATGATACGTTGCAATGGCCTTCCCGCAAAGCTTGGAGTCGAAGAGGTAACCGCGCCAAGAGGAGAGTTTGAAAACCGCCTTCGAGAAAACGACTGGCCCTTTTGACGGTGCTTCTTTGGCCCAGTTCAGGGGCACTGCGCCTAAGAGCAAGGTGACGTTCGGCTTGAACGATGCAAGGTCTTCGCGCAGCTGCCGCATCCCTTCTTGCATCTCGTAGCCGTTCCAGTCGAAAAGCTCCAGCTTCCCGCAGGGAGGGTTGATCTGACAAACGTTGCCGAGAAAACAACAGCTCCGCGAGATGCCTGCCTTAGATAAAAGCGCAGAAAGGAAGCGTCCCGACGCACCGCAGAATGGTTCGTTTGCCACGACGTCATCCTTCCCCGGCGCTTCGCCAATGATGGCGATGCGTTGACTGCTAGGAATCAAGGGGAATTTGTTTGGTACGCCGATCATAACGCCCCTTTCACGAAGTCTGGTAAGTCGCGGAAAGAAACGTCCTCTTGCTCGCCGTCTTCGTGTTTTGTAATACGTTGAATACGCTCCAAGCCGACATGCCACTTGATCTCGTATGTAACGCCGTCGAACTCGATCCAGTCAGAGAGTGACGTGCGTTCAAGGCATTCAACTTGCCAGCCGCGCTGCTTGCAGTATTCGATAGCTGGGGTGAGTTCGCGCCCAACGGCCCAACCAAGAACTGGCGCGGCTTGTAAAACTTGCCCTTCGTTAGCGATCAGTGCCGCGACGAATACAGGAGATGTAATACGATAAGTTGTCATAGTAGTATTTTGTTAATACGGTTTTTGAAAAATGCAAATCGCGCGAAAGCGATTGCTTGTTGAACGGATGTAGGAAATGCAGCCGACGTGTTTGATCTCGTCGTTCGAGAAGACAGGCAGTCTCGTATCCAGCCAGATGAGGTAACCGCCAGGTTGCAACACTCTTGCACACTCTGATACAACCTTTGGCCCGTTACAGAGCGAGATTTGATACTTCTCTTCCGCCTCTTCTTGCGTGTATGGCGGGTCGGCAAAGATAAGGTCAGGATGAAAGTTCAAAACGGACGAGAGCTGCTCTGCGTCGCCGAGAATGTCGGACTTGTATTGCCCTGTGGGGTCATTGCCGAAACGAACATAATCTGGCGACGGCGGCAAAGAGCCAGAAAAAAGGTGCAAGACTTTTTTGAAACCAGAGAAAAGTGTCGTGACGCGACGAAGATATTCGTTCGAGTAAGCACCGTAAAAGTTTGTAACCTTACCGCCACCAAGAAACCAGTAGCCGTAGAGGAAGGGCTTGCCTGCGTTTTCCGCCACGACTAGAGGTAGAATTTGTGGGAACTTCGCGTTAAACTGTTTTGCTCTTTGGTGTAATGTTATGATTGGAGTCATGTTGTTTTTCTGTTGTTTTCTTTTTTCTCTCGTTCCATTTCTTGCACGCTTCTTGGTAAGCAAGAACATCCTGGTAATCAAAAGAGGCCACAGGCGGGCCTTGAGTGTTGCAATTCCAGCAAGAAACGTAATACATTGAACCGTTCCAAAAAACAGTTGCATCACTAGCGCCGCAAAAAGGGCAATCCTCGTTCACGAGAACACCACCGTTCCATAAACGGAGCGATAATGCTCGCGTAGTTTTTCGACCTCCGCCTCGGCAAGGTTCTCGAAAACGGGAGTACGTTCGCACATAGCAACCGCGCAAAGCGGGCCACCGTAAGGGAGCCAGACGTTTTCCTGCTCTGCGCATAAAGCGTCGAGAGAAAAGGCGACGACGTGAAGAGGCAAGCTGTCTCCGTCCTCCGGGCAGTTGATGACGGCGGAAGGAACGCGAAAGTTACGCGCGTTTTTATACTTCGGCCCTTCAACGAAGAGGCCGAGGTTGTAAGACATAGGAAAAGGCGTGGAGCCAGCGCACGCATTGCGCGAAGTTTCCCAGATAAGCGGATAGCTTAAAGATTGCCAAGATGTTTTCTTTAACTGCTCCCTGTGGTGGTTAAACCAACCAAAACCACGGCACCAGATGATACCGCAACCGTCCTCTTGAACAGGTTCAAGCAAGGAGGCGTAGTCAATCTCGTCTTTTACAAAGGCAAGAAAGCAAGCGGAGAGTTCCCGCTTCGGGTGAAGCGTAATCGAGGCAATAGCGTCCTCAAAAGCAGGCGCTTCCTCTTGCACGCTTTCACAAAGTGAAGCAGTGGAAAGAGCAGGGCTTTCTTGCTTTAACAGAATAGCAGCCTGCTCTGGGTTTTTTAACGCAACCTGACGCCGACGCTCGCGCTCTGCGCCAGAAGCCTGCACGTGCTTTTGCAGGAAGAAGTTCACGGCCTCTGTAAAAGTCATCGCAGACCAGAGCCGTTTTGAAAACTCGTCCTCTTTGCCCTTGGCCTTTTCGAGTTGCACGGCAACAGAAAGGCACTCCGAGATGTGGCCAATGCTCGCACCTAGGCACGCGGCCAGAAGCGTCTTGCTCCACTTCGGATCAGAAAGACCACGAAGCCGGTGTAGCTTCAAGTAGGCCAGGCACTTCTCTTGCCACGAACGATCCTTCCGCTTAATGTCTTCTTCGAGTTCCAGTTCCTGCTTTTGCAGCTCCGTGAGGTCTTCTTTAACAAAGACCTCAATACTCTCCCAACCCAGAGACTTTGCCGCAGTAAGTCGCCGCATTCCTGCGACAAGGTGAAGGCCATTCGCTTGTCGTGCGACGGTAATCGGCGTGATCTGGCCATGCGTCTTGAGAGATTCTGCCATCGCAGGAATGTCGCCAAGATCAATGCGTTGTCTTTCGTCAACGATGATTTCATTTAAGGGGTGTTTCATTTTGTTTTATCGTGTTTCGCCTAAAACTCAATGCCGAACTCAAGCCCGGCGGGAATGTTTTCTTGTCTAATTTTACGCAGCGAGTCAAGGTCGTAAGTCATGCCACGGCAGTGAAACGCCTCCACCGCCTTGATGCAGTTTGCCTCTGCGCGTTCAATGCTTGGCCCCATGCCGACGATAGTGGCGACAACAAACGAGCCAGGAAGGGCGTAATACTTCCCCCCGATCTTGCAAGCTTGTTGCAACTTAATCTGTTTTCGTAACTGTGGGTCGAAGCAAAGCTCACACCAGTGGTCTTCGACCCAGTCGCTTTTAACCTCCACGGCGCAGACGTACTTTGCGACAGGTTCGAGAGGGAGGATGGTGCCCTTTGTAGCTGCTTGTATAATAGCCTCTGGGAAGTTTTTGTAGACTTCTAACTCTGCCGCAAGAGGTGGATGCGGAGCGCGTACGCAAGGGTCGATAAGATAACCCTTACCGTCTTTACCGATGCGGATTTCCGTGGAGTATATGGAACGCGTTTGCTTCGAGCGAAAGAAAGAAGCGAGTTTGTCGTTGACTGTGGACACGATCTTGGGCGCTTTGCAGAAAACGCCAATGTAGGCCAGGTCTTTCGCCTCGTAACCGATGAGGCAAGGTTCGGAAAACCCTCCGTTTACGACAAGGCCGTCAAAGCCGATCTCGACCTCGCTTTCAATTGGCTCCTCAACGACAAAGTCCATTTGCTCCGCATAAGCACCGAAAGAGTGCAAAAGCGGGCCGAGCGTGTCCGCGAGCGTAGCCGGCCAGTTGTCGTGGAAGAAAGTTTCAATGTCGCCGCGAAAGCGGTTGATCTTGACCCAACGCTTGTCGTGCGTTTTGAGAAAGTCCATTAGCCGGGTAATGCCCTTGATCTCGACGTAAGGGCCAACGGGAAGGCCGACGCGCTTCATCAACTGCTTCGTGAAAGAGCGGTCGTGTTCGAGTATTTCCGCCTCTCCCGCGCCGAACGTGGGCAGGCCGAGATGAAGGCACTCGTTCACAACGTCCTTAGAGAACGTATCGGGACAGACGACGAGGTTGGCCTCTTCTGTATAGGGCCAGAATTCTTGCACTCGTTCGACTCCTTCAAGCCCAAGGCCGATGCAGGAGTTAACGCACTTAGGAAAGGGCGAGGTCCAAGGCGGAGTGTGGTACTTAACCGTATGCCCTGCGCGGGCAAAGCTTACGGCGAGTTCGGTACACAGGCCGTTGTCGTAGAATAGGATGTTCATACAAGGAAGGGTAGGTTTTTCATTAGCATCCCACAGGCCCCGCGATGGCCACCACCGCCGTACTTAGTTGCGATCAGAGAGAGGTCGTGGTGCTCCTTGCCGGGCACGTGGTAAAGCGACACAGCCCATTGGCCGCCGCGCCACGCAAAGCCAAGCAGGGCGTCATGTTCCGGTTTGATTCCAGCGGCGAAAAGGAGCGAGTTGTAACGGGCGTTGTTGCAGGCCAGAAAGGTCAACCCCTCGAATTGGACGGTGAAGCCAGCCGCCTTGATGATGGATTCGTTTTGCTCATTGACGTAGAACTGGAGGTATTTTCCTTGTTGCAAAAGGCGCTTTATAAAACTCACGCTCAAAGATGGATCGCAATCCACTTCAAGGAGATAACGCCAGCAATCCTGGTTCAAAAATTGGCTCCGCAGTCCCATTTGGAAAAGCTCCGCGTCCGGGTCGCGTTTATCCCAGACGTCGTATTCGCCAACGAGACGGACGGCGTGAGGTTCTTTCACTTTGCGGTCAATGAAAGCCTGTTTGTCAGGTAGTCCGGTGCATTGGACAACGAAATCAGTGTGGTCAGCAGAGAACCATTGCCAAGCCAACCGGGACGCAGCCACGCCGTCAATTCGATAGCCGTGAATGTAGGTCGGAAATTTGTCAATCGCGCTCTTGTGGTGGTCAATCCAAATGAGCCGGTTGTAGGTGCCAGCAAAGACTTCCGGCGTACCGACAGCCATCATGGGTAAATTATCGGTGGTCAAATTGAAGCATTCAGGCGACAAGTCCAGGACGTAAACTTCGCCATCGGCAGGGAAAGGTAACTTGGGGTCGCCGTAGTCCCATCCGATTAACTCGGCTCCAGGTAAGAATTTGCGGGCAATCTCACGGCAAAATAAGCCATCGAAATCGGCGCGGTGATAAATAACAGTTGTTTTTTTCATATCAGTATTTCAATATCCGATGATCGGGGTTTGCTATCTCTTCGTTCAACGCGTTGCGACTATTCCACACGTAATTTTTCAACTCCATTTTCGTTATCCCAGTGCTCCACATCCATCCGAGGTAGGACGCGGGCACGTCCGCCATCCTCGCCCCTTTATACTTCCCCCAAGGCATGATGTTTTCATCCGTCCAAGCGGGTTCGTATTTATTAACCTGTCCCGTGTGATCTTTGCCGGAGACGGGCACGGAGCCTACAGCGTCAAGCGGCTTGTCAATCTCCTCCGACGGCTTCGTCAACCAGCGATAAAGGCGCGCGCAAGCGCGAACGTCCGCCATCGCATCATGCGCGTCGGTGATTTTCTCTTGAAACGCGTACCAGTAGGCTTCTTCAAGTTTTGGCCATTTGTACGCCTGTCCCGGTCGCGTTGACGGTAGCTTGCAAATCGGCGTCATTTGAGTCATGGTGCAGAACTCCGCGGGCCAGACCGGCTTCTGCCCGTAACGAGCGTACGCCGCGTCAATGATAAGTTTGTCGAACACGATATTATGCGCGACGACAGTCTTCGCATTGCCCATGAGATTGGCAAAAGTACCAACGATCAGTTTTTCCGGCACTCCGAAGCGGTTTGAATCTTCGCGTGAGATACCGTGAATTGCCTGTGCGCCAGGTTCGACGGGGTGCTCTTCAAGCCGCGAGATAAGGTTAAGCTCGGCCCGAACACGCCAGTCGTCGTCGAAGAGCAAAGCACCGAGTTGGACGAAGCGCGGTTGCGCCGGGTGCTCCGGGGGAAGGGAGAACTCCGCTTTCCCTGTGGTTTCAGTGTCGAAAACAAGAGTCATTTACCCTCCTTTGCCGCCAACGCAGCCTTCCAGTATGCGTTTTTCGATTTAATTATCATGCTTACCTCCGTCTCGCATAAGCCACGCAATAAAGGAGAGAAAGCAGAAGAAAAAAACGGCGGCAATGATAAACGTAAGCTTTTCCATAATTGTCATAACGCGTTAACCTCCTTTTTGTAATCCTGCCAAGAGACGCCAAGACGCTCGGCGAGTATGCGTTCAATTCCTGTGGCAATCTGGTGTTCGGCATAGTACGGCGCAACAGTGCAGTCGCCCGGTTCGTCCGTTTCGTAGCCTTCTTGGACAAAACCGTCAGCGCGAAATTGTTCAAAAGATACGTCAAAGTCATCAACAAGCTGTTCGCTCACGCCGTGCTGACGACAAAGCACTGCTTCGATAAGCTCGTGAATCGCGACTAGAACGCAATAACGCTCGTCGGACATTTTCGAGACGCGAATTTTCAAACCGTCAGACGTAATCTGCCAATCGCCAACGGTAGGATAGCGCTGTTCGCTATGAGGAATTATTTCAATTGTGATGTTCATTTTATTTCGGGTTAAAAGAAAACGAGCGGTTAACTACGCACTTCCCGCTCTAGGGTGTTTTACCTAACCATAGATCAACAGTTCTACGGTGCGATCACCACGGCGTTGTTTACTTCTTCACCCAAGCCGTGATGGTATTGCGCGCCTGACGGTGGGTGCCGTTGCGGTCAGGGCCGGCGGGTTGGATGCCCACGCGAGCGCGAACGGTGAGGCCGACAAGCTCTTGGTTCCGGGTCACAACGTCACGCAAAGACCAGCCCTTGAGGCCGGTTGATTGATAGAACTCTGCGACGAAGCCTTGCACCATGCGAGGCTCTGCCCTACCCGTGGCTTGCGTATTGATGTTAGCGAAGACCTTCTGGCCGGGTTCGAGCGTCTCGTTCTCCTGCGACTGGCAGGGGTCGTTCGTCTTCAACGTGATAGACAGCGTCCTGGCGGCGTTGCTTTTGCAATTGACCTCGCTGATTGTGAAGTCAAGAATGCTCTCCGCCTTAATGAGAGGAAAGCCTGTTTTCACGTCATCCAACTGCACGTCCAACGGGTCCATTGATGTATTTTCGTTTAACATATGTTTTTTGTTTTATTTTTATTTGTTTCGTTTTCCAGCGCACTAGCACTGGCTACTGGGCGCGCTTGTCGCCCAGGTGCCAGAGTTGTTAGCAAATCTCATCCAGCCGGTCAAGAAGAGCGCCGGTAAGCACAAGGCATAGCATAAAGTGAAGCGTATCCTTGTCCTCTGTCGCCAGTTCGTCCTTCCACAAAGCCATAACCATGTGGGCGCGTGCGGCTTGGTTAACGGGTTGACCCGTGGCTAATTCTGCCCGGACAACGTCCTCGCAAGCGTGAAAAACTCGTAAGGTTTTCTCTTCCAGCTCGCGTTGCATCCGCTCTTCCGGCGTCTTTGGCTGGGCGTTTTGTATCATTTGCTCAAACTTCGAGCCTTTCAGCGCACCTTCGACCATGCGCTTGCGTGTTTCCCAATCCGGCGTGCCGGGGGGGAGTTGATTGTTATTCATGCGAGGTAATAGTGTACGTAGTTAATTACAGTTTTAAGTCGTCTGGAGACCTCGGTAGATTTGGTAAAGGTTTCACGCAATATCCTTTCCGTAGATTTCCTGACACGTTGGCGGCGTGATCTTCTTCCTCTCGCGCAAGTCAGGCCAACGTGCGCCAACCCCGCGAATGAAACCGTCGTCTCCCGTCCAGATCGTGGGCTTTCCCTGGTCCATTTTCTGGTAGAAGAGTTGCGACAGAATGCCGCCGACGTAGAGGCGGAGTTTTGAGTAGAGCATCGGCGTGAAGGAACTTTGCTTCGTAATCTCGTTCGTCTCCACGTCCTCGTGCATGATGACAACGATATGCGTGTCCTTGAGGTTCGAGAGTACGGTGATGACCTCGTCGATTTTCTTACCGATTGACGCTGCCCACTTACGGGCGTCGGCAAGTTGTTGCGGTGCCGTCGAAGCAAGATAGCCGTAGATGAAACCTTGCATCGAAGTGGTGGAGTCGAGGACAACCGTCCGCCAGGGGCAGTTGCGCGAAAGGGCGTTCACCGTCCGCACGATCTGTGGAAAGCTGTCGCTGTTCTTCTGCACTTCCATTTCGAGAGTCATGCCGGGCTTGTAGTTCTCGTTGAAATCAACGTAGGAGATCAAAGGCAGGGCCTTTCGTTCCTTTTTCGTCCAAGCGTCGAACTCTGTAAGAGGAATGTGCGGCGGCTGGGGCGTGATAATGTCAATGCCGTTGAGGTCGCACTGAAGCACCAGCAGGGGCTTGGGGTAGGAGGAGACAACGCTGCCAGTCTTCCAGCACTTTGGCGGACCGAAACGCGCCTCGCGGATTAGCTTTTGCTCTGTTGGCATGATGGGTAGTCTTTCAGGTGGGTTTCCTGGTTTTTTTCAAGAGCGAGATAGCAAGCGTGCGCGACGACCGCAGGAAGCGCGTCACGCGGGATATTGCCGCTTCTCGTTTGTTTTAAAACTTCAGCGAGCGTTGAACAAAGCGTGAGGAGAATGGCTTCAGACGGGTGCATTCGTGGCCTCCGGGGTTGGGGTTGGGTTGTTAACCGGAAGATCTACGTCAAGCGTTTCGATTTCAGGCGGCGGACCGAGACTTGCAATAGCTTGTTGCAAGACCTGTTCGGCTTGCACACTAACGGGGGCTGTCGAGTCGACAGAGAATTTGGATTTCTTCGATCCAGCGAGCTGTTGTATTTCAACCGTGAATTCGGTTTCACAGTTGTAA